GATATGAGAAGTGAGCAGTTTTCGAACATGCTCAGGTTCGCTCGCAGCAGGGGGAAACGACGAAGAAACCCCCGGCGAGAGTTTTTACCTTACCCGCCGAACGGCGTCAGGTCAATCCCGTACTTTTCAACGAGCTGCGTTTTGATGAACTCGTCGTCCGCATCTTTTTCGTAGCTTTCGGTCAACAGTCGAGCTACGACAGGTCGGTCGGCATCCGAAGCTTGTTCGATGATGTCCCAGTCGTCTTGGTTCCAATGCGATGTCTCCATGATGCTCATTCCGTAAGCATCACCGTAGTTACCGTCTTGGGCGAAGTAGTGGAGGATGCGCTTTGGAGCTTCCTCTTCCGTTTCGATTTTTACCTTGTCTTCTTCAGTCACGCCGTTTCCTTTCTCTCGGGTTTTTATCTTAGCGAAGCGTGGGCAGGATTTTACCCACCCACGCCTCGCCGTAGGTCAGAAGGACTCCACCAAGTCTTCGAGTTGTTCCAACTCGCCCTCAGGGAGTTCAGGCACTGGGCAGTCTGGGTACCAGTTGCTTCGGTCGTCGTCCCAGTAGCAAACGCACCTGTCCTCGCTGTCAATCGCCTCCCAGTCGGCGTGCGACTCGGGGATGTCCCACTCCTTGGTCACGGTCAACTCGCCGTCCGTGCCCTCGTACTCCACGCCCCAGCCTTGCTCCTCTTCGCAGTGGAAGGTGAAGGACAGTTTGGGATGCTGTTCGACCATTGCTCGGAAGGCACCCTCCGCAGGTGACCAAGCCGTGTCGAACCGATACTGAAGATAGTTGGGTTCGTCGGACTCAATGGAGGCATCCGCTTCCCACTTGGTTCCCCAGTTCTTGATGTTCCAGTCGTACCAGCCGTCGCCAGAGAACTTCATGTCGTGGGCAAGTTTCTCCTCCAGTGACCACGACTCGTAGCCCTCAGGCTTCGTGCCGTGTGCGTCAGCGAAGTAGGCATCCTTGTTCTCGGGCTCAATGAAGTTCCAGAACGAGAGAACGCCATCAGAGTGTTGTGGCTTGACTTCCTTGGTCTCCCAGTCGGGGTAGTAGGTGGTGTACGGCTTCTTAGCCTTGTGGCGGAACTCGGCAATCTGCTCGGGCTCGCCGTGAACGCTCATTGTCGTAAATACCCAGTTAGGCATTGGTTTTCCTTTCGTCGTTTTTCTATTTGTTAGGTGGAGGGGGAGCGAGTCGTTGGGGGTCGCATACCCCCTCCACACACATTTGTATCATAGAGCGACTGTCTATGTCAACTCGCTGGCACGTACACTTCTTGCTCGCCTTCGCAGACGGGGCAGAACGGCGTACAGTCGAAGTTGCCTTCGTGGTTGGGGCATTCCATTAGATAGCCCACGCTCCGAAGTCGAGGTCGCTGGCTTCACGCCGTGCGTCCATCCACGCTGTCTCTCCGTAGTAGTACCGCTTCTTGCCGGTCTGCTTATTTTTTACCTGCCAGTAGTCCTCGTAGAACTGGGCGGTACCGGCACTCACCGTCACCAACTCGCTGTCGTAGAGAACTCGCCAGTCTTTTACCGTGCTTACGCTTGGTCGTCTCATCTCTTTACCTCCCTGCGTCGATGGTGTGAATCGGATAGCCGTCAGAGTCAGAGAGAATGACGATGCCGTGTGCCCACGGGCCTCCGTCTTCTACGCTCCCCTTCCACATAACGTGCTTGACAGACTGGAACAGTGCGTCCAGTTGACTATCCGCTTCGATAGTCGTGGTCTTGTTGTCACGCCCGAGGTGGGCGGTCAGTGTGTAGGTGCTCACTTGGTCACCTCCAGCTTCTGTCCGTAGCCCGTGCCGAGCTTGCCGACACTGTTAGTGGTCCAGCACTCGTCGCACATGTAGGCCCACGGGCCGAAAGTGGTCTTGCCGTCGAACTGAGCGTCGGCGTTTTGACAGAGGTCGCACTTGGGAAGTGCGGCAACTTGGGTGGTAGTTCCCATGATTGTCCTTTCGTCGTTTCCACTGGAGGTTTCCAGCTACTACTTATTATAGCGTTTTCTCGACACCAGTCAACTCAGAACAACAAGTTTATTATTACAGTTTGGTAACGGTCAGTCTTCGAGCTCACGCCGGAGCGCATTCCGCTCACGGTCGTTACGACTCCGGTCACGCTTCGTGCGGCGGTCTTCGAACGTGGCGGCACGGTTGTAAACCGAGAGGTCATCTCTCGGTACACCACGGGTCAACCGCTTGATACGGTCCCGTTCTTTTTTACGCTCCTGCCCGTTCATGCTCCTTATCATAGAGCACAGGCCAGATGTATTCCAAGTCAGCGGACACTCCGGGGAACAGCGGGCCGTAGTACTCAGGCATCTTGCGAACAAGATTGGATTGATGACTTAAGTGGAACTCACCGTCACCAAGCCACGGCGGCATGTCGAAGTTTTTACCGTGTTGAATCCAGAGCTCCGTCAACCGCTCCAGCATCTGGTCCTTATAACCACGCCGTCTCCACTCTTCGCAGATGACCATGCCGTAGTAAGCGAGCCCGCTTTCGAATCCGTCCCACATCCGAGCCGCTGGGTGGTTTACCCAACCTCTAGTCTCGCCGTTGAGTGCTCGTAGCAACTGGTACGTCTCTACCCGTTGCTTTCCGAGCCGCCTGTAGTCCAGAACCCGAGCCGTTTCCTCGAAGTCTGCGTATGGAAGGAAGGTCTGCATCCGTTTGTCCTTTCGTCTTTTTTACGAACGTACACCCGGGCCGCTCGCCGCCGCAAGTGTTTTATTAGAAAGTTTGGGCGGAGGAGCTCCAGCTGACGCCATCCGTCGAGTTATTTCGATGTCTAACGGGTTTTCAGGCCGCCATCCGAAAATTTTTACCCACCGCAGGCCGTGCCGTCAGATTCGAAGCTCGGGCTGGAGAGCTACAACTATAAAACTAAAAAAGTTATTTTGAAGTTGACTTAACCGGGCCGCTTGAATTTCCGGGCCTGTTTTATAGAACCACAAATTTTTACCTTCTGGGCGGCGGAGCTCCGGGCCCGCTAGCCGTTGAAGTTGTTCCGATGTCTTAATCCAAATCCGGCAGCTACTTTTGGATTAGGCGTTGACCAGCGGTTTTGCACCTGAATCTGACGGGCCGTCAGGTTGGCAGATGCCAACAACTCGTTTTGACCCCGCCGCTACTCCAGCTCGGTGCAACACCTGTCCGTTGGTGCAACACCAAGCCGCTACTGGGAACGAGCCGTCCAGACTTAGAATTAAGTCTGTACACGCCGTTCTATGATGAACCACTTAAGTTACTCGCCGGTAATAAAAGTTATTCGCATGTCTCTACAGCTGTAGCTCCAGCTGGTCCCGTATTATGGAACCAATGGAAATACTTGCTCATCAAATCGGGGGCGACCCGTTTCAGATACACGAGGTGTTCGTGGTGCTCGCCGCTGCGGGCGGCGGACTTCTCCTCGGTTTGCGGTTGTACGCTCACCGAGCTCGCCGTCGCATCAAGCTCTGGTTTTTACTCCTCCGTCGGGAGTACTACCGGGCCGGTGAGCGAATTCGGCATCATCACTGACCGTCGAGTGGTTCAAGGAAGTGGGCGGACACATATCCAATCCACAACCACAGCAGTGCCTTGCCGTGTGGTTTCGAGCCGACCGTTTGAAGAATCCGAGTAATTGTTGGGACTCGCCGGGTAGTTAAGGCAACAATCTCGTAAGCGCAGCCAACCAACAACACCGTGTTGAGTACTTGCTGCGTCTTACCGTTCATTTTTACCCCGTTGGCGCTTTCATCGAGCAGCTCGTGCAGCGGTCATGCCCGTCCGACTCGTATACCTCGCCGCACCAGAAGCAATCCGTTTGAGACATCTCGCCGCTCCTCTTGACAAACCGTTATTTACTGACTACGATTATAACTAATCGTTGTCAGTTAATAACTGATGTTCAGCATTGCTCGCCGCCGTCAAGCGGTTGAGGATTTCAAAAGCCTCGTTTGCACGAGCCGTCACCCGGAGGTGCTCATCCCGGGTTCTGCACAACTTGATGTCTTCTTCAAGTCGGGCCGCATGAGCTCCAGCAAGCTTTAGAAGTTCTTCATACATTGAGCTCATCCTCATCAAAGCCGTCGGATTGGATGGCGGTGTCTTCTTCCTCGCCGTCATCCGTGGGTAAAAATTCTGGTGAGTCTTCAGCTACTGGGAGCTCATCCGTTGAGTTATTTGGAAGTTGCGAAGCTTCGAGGTCTACTTCAGAGTTTTCCTCAACAACCTCGGCATCAACCACTTCTTGCTCGCCGTCCCCAGAAGCAAGCATTTCATTGACCCGTTGAGCTCCCTCGGACAACCGGGCGAGCCGTTCCTGAACAATTTGGGCAGGTGAGCGGGCGTCCGTGACTTCGATGTCCAAGCCGATATCCATGCCGCCTCGAACTCCTGCACGGTCAAGAATTTCCGAAGATGCCTTAAGTCGAACCGGTTCAGACTGAGCGGTCTCCATAAGTTCTTCAAGTACATCAACTGCGTAAGGAGCAGATTGCATCAACTTCTTGCGGGCCCGTTCAACATCCTCGCCGGGTTTCCGTTGAGTGCGGAGGTGGACCCGGCAGAGGCCGTCATCTTTTACCCGTCCGCTGGACCACAACATGCATCGGATGCCGTCAGACTTGATAACCCGACAGCGGTGCGGTTGAGCTAAAGCAGCTCGCCGTGGGTTTGAAGGCCCGCCGTTCTCTTGTTCCTTGAGATATTGCCTTGTTGCATTAACTACCCACGGTGGCGTGATATTGCAAGCCGCTTCATCAACAATTAGGTCGAGGCCCGTGAGATATTCCGAATTCCGGTCATCCGGGTCGAGGAGCAGCGGCTTCTTCTCAACGAGCGCAAGAACTCGCCGTTCTTTCATCATCTCTTTTGTACGAGCTGAGATGAGACCCGTCGGCTTTCCCTGCTGGTCGTAAACCGTGTCCCAGTTCATGTGGGCACCACGAAGAACCTGACGGTTTTCGTAAGTGTCCTCGACCACGCCCCGTTCGTGTTCTTGCAGGCCGAGTGCAGAAAGGTCGGGTCGCAGGTCCGTTGGGGTTTCGAGGAGAGGAGTGGATTCCTCCTCGGGCTCCTCGCCGTAAGGAACGATGTCGCTCAAAATTTTTACCTCCTAGAGCTGGGGAGGATTGTCAAGATGTTCGTTAAGTTCTCGCCGCAATTGCTGAAGCTGGTCAGCAAGGAATCTCTTCTCGGTCTTCGTCCGGTAGTCCTGAGCTTCCATACGTGCGATTAACTCAGCGATGTCAGCCTTCAACTCCAGCTCACGCTGAACGTGGGCTTCGAGCTCTGGCGGTGTGTCCGTTGCCAAAATTTTTACCTCTTCTTTGAGCGTTGGGTGGCCCCGACCAGCAGGAAGCGAAAAGCGGGCCGGGGCCGACTCCCCAACAACAATTACTTCTTAGGAGTGGTCTTCTTAGCCGGGGCCTTCTTTGCAGCGGCCTTCTTCGCCGGAACCTCGACGGGTACCTCGACCTCCATGACGATGGTGTCCGGGTGTGTGGACTCATCGGCTAGGGAGGGGCCGGGGTTCTTCCCGAAGTTGGCTGAGGCAACCGAGGTAAGGATGGAGAGCACAGCAGCCATGGCTCCGACCGAGAACATCTCGGGCCAGTCCACGGCGTGGATGCCGACCATCTCGACACCCGCAAGGGCTACGAGGGTCTGGGCGAAGGTCTTGATAGCCCGTTCGCCCGCTGCCTTCCAGAAGTTGGTATCGAACATGTGTTTTCTTCTCTCTTTCGTTGAGGAGGTGGGGTCATTTTTTTACCCACTACATCAGGGTAGCGCCGCCGCCTCGGACGAAATTTTCCGAGAGTTGAGAGAGAAACGAGCCCCTTACATAAACAACGGATGTCGCTCAGACCAAAATCCCCCATAAATCAAGGATTCTGGGGAGCGCAGGAGGTTGGACGGCGGGGGTCGAAAAGTGGAACAAAAAGTGCTCGTGAACTGGTAGTCCCAACGGGATTTGAACCCGTGCTACCTGCGTGAGAGGCAGGCGTCCTAGGCCACTAGACGATGGGACCGAGTGTTACTTGGTGACTTTTTCGAGTCGCTTCAGAGTCC